TTGGAATTATATGTTTTGTATTTTCTATAATAATATCATTATAAATTGATTTAATATATGTTAATACCTCTTTTTCTTGCTTACTTTTTCCATTTTTATCAGATCGTAAACAATGAGGACAAATTGTATCATCTGTACTATTTAAAAAATGACTAAAATAAATACTATCATATGTAAATATAGTATTACAAGTTAAACATTTACATGTAATATTATCATTATTTTTATTTAATAATTCTATATTCTTATTTTGTAAAATTTCTTTAGTTCTATTTAAAAATACTTGTCTTAGTTTTTGACGACATTCTTCAGTATTTAAATAAGTTGAAACTCCATATTTTTTTATATTTGACTGCTTATTTTTTTCTATAAAAGCTGGTACTTGTGTTACCCAATCTATACCATATTTTCTATTACATGTATTTTTAATTTTTTCTTTTATAATATCAGATTGCGTTGCATATTCTACGCCATAACGTTCTTTATTTGTTTTCTTAATTTTTTCTTTTTTAGATTCTAATTGATTTGTACTTTCAACACCATAATTTAACAAACATGTTTGTTTTATACGGTTTTTAGATTCTTCTGTTTTTGCATAATTATCTACCCCATATTTTTTCAAACAGGTTTGTTTCTTTTTATTTTGTATCTCTGGATTTAATTGATTATTTTTATTAGTACATGTACTACACAAAAAATCTAAACGTAAACATCTAAATGTTTTTTCTTTTACTTGTTTACATTGACTACAAATAAATTTTACTTTTTTACGTGAAAAAACTCTTATCGGTTTTAATTTTTTATATTCAAAATAATCTTGTTCGTTCTTTATAAATATAATATCAGACATAATAACTCCAGATTGTTATGTTTGCATGGATAAGAAACCCAATTTCTTATCCATTATTATTTATAAAAAATTAAATTTTCTCAATATTAATACCTGTTTTATTAAAGAAATCTATTGCTGTTGTTCCTCTATCATATTCATTCACAAAAACAATATTTTTTATACCAACTGAATATATTAATTTTGCGCAATTTTCACATGGCATTGTAGAAACTACCATAGTACAATCATTATCAATTTGTAAATTATTTCTATATGCCTGTGCTATTGCATTCATTTCAGCATGGATTTCATTCGTATTGGCGAACTCATGATGAAGTTCTTTCCATTCTTCTTCTGAATATTCCAGCCATTCCTCGTTGGTATGTTTCCTTGCATAGAACTTTCCTGCTTCGGTCTTGAACAGCTCATTGCAGTTAGTCTGTCCCTGAGGAGTTCCATTATACCCACAAGAAAGAATCCTACCGTCTTTCACAATCAAAGCCGCAACCTTGACCCTGGCGCATTTGCTAAGGTTTTGATATTCTTTCAAAACTGTCTTATAGAGATGCTTATATTTTAATTCCATAGATACAAATATAGCATATTCCCGTTAAAGAATATGCTATACGAAAATTTAGTTGTAAATCTTAAATTGTAGCGTATGCAAGATTTTTAATTTCATCGAGCGAGAAACGTACAAAACGACTCTTCTCGTAATAATGACTAACTTCTTCCTTGCCGTCGGCAATCTTGTCCATCAAGGCCTTATAAAAGTCCTTTGCTTTCACAATATAACCGACAACATAAGTATCTAACGTAAAAACCAAATCAATTGAAAAATCGCCAGAATATATCTTACTCTTTTCACCTAACCCGTTAACATGGGTATAAGTAATAGAATCTGCATTCTTGGAACTTTTGACATCGAGATAAACTTCGACATTCTTTAAATTATCGCGAATGATAATATCGATTTTATCTTCCATATCAGTCTTTGAATTTTCGGCAGATTCCGTTACAACATATTTCGGCAATTTCTTGAAGTATTGTTCAAAGCGACCGAAGATTACATGCTGTGCCGTAAATCCATCGGCGCGGAGCTGTGCTTTACTTTTACCGTTATTGTCCATCAATGTACCTTTTTGATTAAGTTAACATAATCGGTAAACGTATTCATCAATTCTGCCAAACCTGACATTTGAATAAACTTGAAATACTTCTTAGTATCTGGTTCACCGTATGTTAAATTATTTATTACGGTATTAATGGCTAATTCGATTTCCTTAGGAATACAGTCAAACGAAATCAACTTCATATTACGTTCATATTCTGGCTGAAGCTTTTCATCTTCAATCCACTGGTTAACGTCTTCGTTGATAATCTTCAATGCACGCTTCGGACCAATACCTCTCTTAAGACCAGGAATATTATCACTACTATCGCCAGTAAGAATCTTCACCATCAGTTCAACATCAGGATCCAAACCTTCGATAAACGTATGCTTCATCGCGTCCCACTGGCGATAATTCGGATATTTGAATAACTGGTAAAAGTCCCTATCTGAAGATACGTTAATTATATCCCAGTCAGGATGGTTTTTGACAATTGTCGCAATACAATCATCTGCCTCGGCATGAGGAATCTTGACGAACGGAATATTCTTAAACGAATCCGCAATGTCGTTAATGAACTTCTCGAGGACCGGGAAGAATACATCGAAATTGACTATAGACTGTTCACGCTTTGCGGCACGATTAGCCTTGTATTCCGGATATACCTGTTTACGCCAGCTTTCAGAATCCTGCAAACAGATTACTCGCTCTGGTTCAAGTGTCTTGAGAAGCTTCATGAACGAAGCCATGAATGTAAGCTTAAATATGGAAAATTCCTGTTCTTCCGGACCTGGCATCTGTGAGAACAGGCACCTCATAGTTAAATTTGATACGTCGATTAATAATACTTTCATACGTTTTCAAATATAGTAAAAAACGCTAACGAAAATTAGCGTTTTATTTTTATTCTAAATTTTCTTCGTCATTATCGAGCCAGTATCGTTCCTTATACATCTTCCGACTTTCCCTGACCTTTATCTTTCGTTTTTCGTCTTCTTTCATTCGCATGTATTCACGAACATTTACATGACGGTAACAATACTTAAGACATTTTCCCATCTTAATCAGAAGTAAATGACACAGATGATGTTCTTTCGGAGAAAGCTCAATCTTGTTTTCCTTCTTGTTGCTTCCGCCTTCACTTCTAGGTATAATATGATGTTTTTCTATCTGTCCGAATAATATCCTATTACGAGCACGGCTGATTAAAGCCTCATATATCTTTTCGTAATTCAAAACTAGAATCCTTTGTTACCTGGTGCCAAATCAAACTTGCTCTTCGCGTCTTTGCTGTCCATAATCCTGAACTTTTCTTCTAAGCCAAGGTATTTCGGAACATTCGGCATCTTAATTCTGAAACTATCCATAACATATTTTCTATTATAGCATCTCAAACCGATACCTATATTAGAATATATATCATTTAATTGTTTTCCGTTCAATAAAACTCTTACATCTTCTAAAAACATATGATATTGCTTCTGCATCTCTGTCAAAATGTATAACTGTGCATTCATGTCGAAATGATGAAGGTTGACTGCCCAGAACGCATTGATAGACATCTCGTCTGGCCCGATACAATAAATCAACGGAAAATTATCGAAACCGGTTTTCTTTGCATACTTTGTATATGCATCATATTCGAGTAAGTAAAAATACCCATTCTGTATCAGATTGGTCTTTTCACATTCTGTTCTATCAATATGATAACGTTCGGCAATCATTAAATATCTTCAGTATTTTCAAGCATGAGTTCTACATTTTCATAATCGAATGTCGCGACAAAATTAACCGGCGACGCAGAACCATACTGTAAGGATAAACTCGACAAGTTGTTGATGATAGCATGCTTGAACTTCATCTTGGAAATAATCTTGTTGTTATTATTGAGCGATACGAGCTCTATGGCGTCAATACAGTCATACCTTAGTAGTTCTTCCCCTTTAAGGTTTGTCTTGCCCACAGGCTCGCCGAAACGCATCCAGTAAATCCATTCGCGGAACAGGTAGTAGTTCATCATATGTTCATCGAGCTGGAATTCAACATGCATGGTCTGCAAGTCCCTCATTCCTATACTATTTGGATGTAATTGACGTTCATGCTGATATAAAGACGTCAGCATAGGGATGGAAAAATCAGGTACTGTCACGTTCCTAACGTAATTGTCAAGAATATGAGTATCAAGTTCATAATTAGTCATATTGACCAGATTCGAAAACCTGACAATAAACTTGTTATTACTAAAATCATTAATCTGTGTAGTTATGCCTGCCATGTTTTATTTATAAATAATAAGGTTGCGTCGTGCTACCAACGCAACCTTTCAAACAT